TAGATCCTAGTGTATCTATAGTAACATTCGAACCAATCAAAGCTTTTCTCGAGGTAAACGTATTCCCCATAACTTCAATGGCATTGGTTCCTAGTGTATCTATAGTAACATTCGACCCAATTAAAGCTTTTCTCGAGGTAAACGTGTTCCCCGTAACTTCAATGGCATTGGTTCCTAGTGTATCCATAACAAGATTCGACCCAATTAAAGCTTTTCTCGAGGTAAACGTGTTCCCCGTAACTTCAATGGCATTGGTTCCTAGTGTATCTATAGTAACATTCGACCCAATTAAAGCTTTTCTCGAGGTAAACGTGTTCCCCGTAACTTCAACGACGTTGGATCCTAACGTATCTATAGTAACATTTGACCCAACTAAAGCTTTTCTCGAGGTAAACGTGTTCCCCGTAACTTCAACGACGTTGGATCCTAACGTATCTATAGTAACATTTGACCCAATTAATGCTTTTCTCGATGTAAATGTATTACCGGTCACAACTAATATATTTGAACCTTTATCGTCTACGAATAAGTTCGAACCAACATCTAACGTGTGTATACCATGTGTATTCTGTATACCAACATTACCGTTCGTGATCAAAGCTGGACCATTTGCATAGTTAAACTGAACTGTTCTAGAAGCGGTTGTATTACCTTGTAAAACGATATTGTTTAAATTCAAGTTTGAAAGAAAATAACTATCACCATGGTAAAATGCCGCACTTACGTTACCCGTGGTACTAAACGCGTTTATGTATGCAGTTGGGTTTTGTAAAAACGTAGTCGAACCTAAACTTAGCCCCTCTATAGTTGGATTAGTGTTAGATAAACCAATACGACTTAAAGTGATAGAATTTGTATTTATTCTACCCGAAACTTGAATTTTATTATCTGCATTAGAATCTATTAAAACGGAAGGACCCACGCGTACTTCACCATCTTTGGTTACGTGAACATTTGAACCTACATCGAGTGCGTGTGTAGGACTTGTATTCTGTATACCGACATTACCAGTTGTTACAAACGAAGTCGTATCATTTATAAAACGAACCGTATTTGATGTAACGTTATCATTATTCGTCACGTATTGTAAATTAATTGAAAAAAGATCAACCGCAGGTACATTCGAATCTATAATTTCCTTGGTTTCTGTATTATACGTTAACATGGTTATATCCCTGGATGTTATATCATCTTCTTGACGAAGTGGTGTCATGTAAATACTCCCTGGAACTGATGTATCTATAGCTGCATTTGAAGCATTGAATACGATCGTGTTTTCACCCTGGTCGTCCGTAGCGTATTTACCAAACCGGATTTTGGTAGACCGCTCGATGGTCGGTATGTTTTTAACCATTTAATATAGGTACGTATTTTAATTTGCGTAGATAAGACCAGCCATACCATTTTCAATACGAAGTATATTGTAGTTGACTGCGTATATAGGATCACTAATTATCATGGTTTGACTGACTACCTTTGCAGAATCTAATCGACTAAAATTGAGCGTTCCTGTCGGCTGGAGCGAACTCGTCGATAAGCAAAAACAATATAAGAAAAAATCGGGTGAAGTGACAAAGTTTGTGTGGTAATAGTTCATAACGTCTATGAAATGTGGTTTTGCCCACTTGAAATTACCTATATCTAAACCGTTTATTTCAATTTTAATTTTATTGGTTGTAGACGTTAAAGCCCCTTCGGTTGTTGTATCCGAAGATGCGAGATACTTTACTGGGTGATTAAACGTCAATTCTTGAGAAAGTTCATTTGATGGAATACTTTTTTGAACCTGGGTAATAATTAAATTATGGTTACGCGAAACAAGGTTACCACGTTCTTCGTTATCGAGGTAATAATAGTTTGAATAACACTCAAAATTATAGTTATCCGCATTTGGTCCCCAATGTATACGTAATTCGACGTTGTGGTAATGTAAAGCGACTATGGGTAAAGCACACTGTGCACCCTCACAAAAGAAGAATCTAAATGGATAGAAATAGGAACGTGCACTTATACCTGGGTGTGTACCATTTGCACTTTTTGAAACGTTTGTTGCAAACGTATCGATTGCTATTTTTTCGGTGAAAATGGCATCTTGTGTATCTATGACCTGACCACCAATGAGAAGCTCAACTTTGTCTATAAGCGTGTCCCACCTTTGAATATCAAGTGCCTGTGTATTATTATCAATTGTTAGGTATGTATACCCTAACATATCACCTGTTCGATCAAAACGAATAGATGACATAGAATTCGCTTTCACATCTCCCTGAATAGTTTGTTTTTCAACGGATTGTGAAAAGTTAGAATGTCGTTTAAACGTTGACGTAAAAAAAGATATTTCTGGTTCGCCCATAATGTATTCGTCTTGAGCACCAATTGCTATAAGTTGAACAATACCAGATGACATTTATAATAAGAAAAGGTTAAAAATATGCGTTATTTACTACCCCCCTGGAATGGTAAATTTTTTTGTTTACATATAAATCTAAAAATAAAAAAGTTATCGTCGGTACCCGATATAGTAATACCGTCTTGATTTAATAAACTAATTGTTAATCTATCTATTTTTCGTATAGGTGTCGAATATTGTTGTACGACTGGGTAATTGTCTTTGAAAATAATCTCCGAAGCTGCACCATTTCCACTAATCAAACTCCCAAACGAATTATTTACTTTTGATAAAGATGGTTGACCTTCGTACCCATAAATATTTGATGTTCGTTGTGTATAATTTGTATTGAGTTCGTTTATAGATATGTAACATACATTTGAACCCGTTGTTGTAATTTGTGCAGCGTTAAGTCTTACCTGAACGATATTTTCAAGTGTTTGCTGAAGATGTACAGTAAATGTATTTTTACTTGCTTGACCTATAGTGTCAACGGTAATCGTATGATACTCATATTCGAAATCGGGTAAAGTGGATTGACTCGTCACTAAAGCCATTTATATATACTGGAGATTTTACTTCATCTTATAGCTCGCTTGTTCGCGAACAAGTTTTTGTCCGTCACAAACACCACCTTTACTGTCGGAGTAGTAGGCATTACCCAAACATTCTTCGGTCGATGGGATATCGAAGAGCGAACCCGTATTGACGGTTTCGATTTCGACATCTTTACCCTGGTATCCGCTGGTACGTAACATTGCGAGAACACATAATACTGCGATGATGATGACGATAGCTTTGATCGTGTTTCTGTTGGTGGCGTTAAGTTTCATTTATATTGAAACAACATTTTTTATAAAGTGCGTTAAAGAGATTAGAATAGTTTCAATATAAAGAGTAATAGTAATGGACGGTGAAATTATTCTTGATCGTAAAAATACGAATGTCATGAAACTTGATGATAGTGAACAGGCCCTGATGAACGAAATTGAAATTGATGTTCCTCGACGTCAGCCTGTAAAAAAACAAATTTCTCAAATGAAAACACAGTTTACAGCGCCACAACCCCAGGTTTTCCAGGAAGATATTGACTCATTTGCGAACCCAAATAAACAAGCACAACCATCTGTACCTCCACCAGAAGCACCCGTTGATTATCACGAATACGACGATGAACCCGATATGGACTACGGAGGTGGGTATATGATGGAAGAAGAGGAAGAAAAACCATCACCCGGCTTTAAGACAATTGATGAAGAGAAAGCGGATCTTGTTAATAAACTTGGGCGATTGGAAAAAAAGGGGTTTACTGTGAACAAGCGTTTGAATGCCTATTCCCCTATAGACGAACTTAGAAACGAAGTAAAACGAATTACGTATAGTATAGATGTAGACAAATCGATTAAATTTGCGAGACGTATGCTTATTGCGTGTACGACAGGCCTTGAGTTTATGAATAAGAAGTATAACCCATTCGAGATCCAACTTGAAGGGTGGTCCGAAAACGTTATGGAAAATGTTGACGATTATGACGAAGTTTTTGAGGAGTTATACGTCAAGTATAGAACTAAAATGCACGTCGCCCCAGAAATCAAATTGATTATGATGCTTGGAGGTTCGGCGATGATGTTCCATTTGACGAATAGTATGTTCAAATCAGTCATGCCAAACATGAATGATGTGATTAAACAAAATCCAGGACTGGTTCAAAATATGATGTCTGCCGTTCAAAACACGGTTCCAAAATCACAACAACAGGGTACACCCGAAAACGGTGAGCGACACGAAATGCAAGGACCTGGGTTCGACATTTCAAGTCTCATGGGTAACATTATGATGCCACCAACACCACCCATGAACACGACGAGTATTCCAGCACAGGAACAAATTATCGTAGACGATGATGAAGATGATGATATTTCGGATATTGCTGAGGCACCAATATCAGATGACGTTGAAGGAGGGGGTGAAGGTGAATTGCGTGAAGTTAAAGTTACACAGACCAAAGCTAAACGTGGTCGAAAGAAAAAATCGGTCGAAATTAATTTGTAAAATATAGTATATGATAGGGTATTGTCCATTAGACGAAGATCCTATTGAAAGACCGAGACCTTCACGAGAAGTATCAGTCCCAGTCCAGGAGAAAGTTAAAAATTCTACTGGTAGAGGAGAAGATACGGAGTGTAATTATGTTGTTTTGTTCTTTATTGCGGGTGTTATTGCCCTCGCGATAATGGATTCACTTCCACGAAAGTAAAGTAAAAAAACTTTCTACCATT